TCAATCCAAACATGAGCACCACAAGATAATGGTTTATCTGGGCTATACACAATCTCAGAATCACCATGAATCTTAACACGATTCGCATAGATATTACTCTTATATGTCTTCACTGTCAAGACAGGAAGGTTAAGATTATCTTTACGATTCTTCTTTATATTATGTTGGTTCACATGAATAATAGTTTTCATAATAACCTCATGTTATGAATTGAAAGTTAATACCAGCCTCTACATCAGTACCTATTATATCAAATGTCTTAGCATGTGTCAAGACACTACGTAGCTCTGATTCTTCTACATCTGGATCTCCATAGGCTTGATTCCATTCTAACAGAAAACAGTAGGCATCACCTAGATTCTCTGCAACAATACCAATCAATCCACCATACTCTGTCCAGCATACCCAGTCAAAGTCTATCACATATAATCTGAATTGCTTATCCATTATCAATCCTCTCTTCGACTACATTTAAATAAGTGACAGAATGGTGTGTGTCAAGCGCACATAAATGAATCCACTTCCACGCCTCTTCATTACTAGCAAAATGTTTAAACCATTCATGACCATTACTAAACTGCCAATCGACTCTAATATTTTCCATCATGCCACCTTTACCAGTTTAATTACCTTAGCCTTAGACACCCCATGATAAGGGTACGATATTACCTTAACATCTTTTGACCAGCAAGCTCTACAGTCACCACACTTACCCTCTCGCTTGTATGCGTCACACTCTACAGATGCATGAGTGGTAGGGAAACCAGCATAAGGCACAATAACACTTGAAGGTAGGAATGTATCTAGACATTCGCCAGTCACACTATCACTTGACAATCGTACCACAACATTAGGTAAACAAGTCATGTCAAATAATACATCTTTGAATTTGTCAAACTTATACATCCTAGTAGGAAACCAGTGATTAGTATCTGGTGTACGCCTCATGACTTCAATAATTTTGAGAGCAAGATCCCTATGATAACAATCGCCAGAATCAAACCATCTGAAATATAAGTCTGATCCAATACTTGATACCATTCTATCGACCCAATCATCATTTTTCCAGTCCTCTAAGTTAACACTACGAACACGCTTGACATTAGAATATAAATAATTCCCTCGCCTAGCATAACAGAATTTACATGCGTCCACTGCTTCGCCATCATCTCCCCTAGCACCTGGACATGTATCCCATGCTTGAAGAGACCATGAATAACAACCTAGCTTACTCGTTTTAGATAACATTATTCTTCCTCTCCATCATTCCAGTCATTGTAGGTACAATGATACGCTATAGGATCTAGCTTTTCAAGTATCTGCGAAGGTCTAAACTCGCACCCTGCAATAACAACAATAGGATAACACTCGTCTAGCATTTCATTAAATTCTGAGTAACTCATGGTAGCACCTTTAGATAGTTAGCTAAACACAAACACAACAAACCAACACACATATAATAACACAAACACACACCATGTCAAGTAAACCTTAAAAAGAGAAGGGGATTTCTCCCCAACTCCCTAGATTGTTGCTGGTTCCATCACTGGCTCGAGGATCTCATTTGATATTACCATGATTCTCTCACCTTGATCAAGTAGACCATGTGCCTGTAAATGTTGAGCCAGTCGATCAAGCTCAGCTGATATGTCACCAATACTTAGTAACTTTTCTTGCTTAGTATCAGGTTCTGATTCTGTCTCAGGTTTCTCAACCTTATTCAGATCCCTTGCATACTTAGCAAATAACTGCACTGAGTTCGTTTTATAGTCCAACAAGGCTTGCTTCTTTTCAGGATCTTTCCAATTCTTGAGTATAGCCTTGACCCTAGATCTATAATTCTTGGCTTCTTTTTCAGGCTCGCCATTGTTGACCCTGTAATTTAGATAACTATCTAAAAATGATTCCATGTTATCATCATGGTGCAAGTCTTTGAGTACTTCTTTGACAGACTCAATAATCTTGTTACCAGTCTGCAATTCCATTTTGGCAATATGCTTGCCCATCTGTTCATAGTTCATGATGCAATACCCCTATAAAGTTAGTAGTTACTGCCTAAGACCCTCTCTCGAGGGTTTCGACCATTAAGGTCTCATCAGTTAGGCTTAGTAAATCACTTCATGGTCAGCAACTAGCACTCGCACTTTCCAGTTCTTGATCCACTCAGTTTTACCAGTCTTGGCATGTTGTATCTTAGCCCACAGAAACCTAGTTGTCAATACTTTGCCATTAATCTTTTCACCCTTGCCATTGTAGACTGTAAGAAACCTACCGCCACGATTAGACAATGCACGATTAAACTTGATTGAAATTTTTAAGATACGCATGATAGTAATACTCCTAAGTTAAGTTAGTGGGTACTTCTACTGCCTAAGACTGTCTCTCGACAGTTTCGCTCATTAAGAGCTCATCAGTTAGGCTTAAAAGTAGTTAAACGTTTCTGCCACTTCATTATAACCTAGTTCTTTTAGTTTGTTAATTGTTGTATTCAAGTCTTCCCTTAAATAGTCCGTGTAACTAACCTTATGCTTTTCTTCCCATTCTTCATTGGTGGCTAGTGCTTTGACATCGCCATTATTAACTAGCCTGATTTGCTCCATCGTGTATCCGTAGTTTAATACCAGACTAATAATTGCTTTTTCTGTCTCTTGCTTCTTAGTCATTCGTGCCATTTGTCTTACTCCTTAGATTTAGATAGTTAGCTAAATGTTGCACTGCACTTCTACTGCCCACTGCGTTACTGCCATGGTTCTACTGTACAGGCTTGTGCCTACCCTGTCAAATTATTTTGACCCTAGACCCATCATTAATTCTTAAGTGTTGTCTAGTGACTAGTAAGGTCTGCTTATGTGTCCTATGTGGTGCTAAGTAGTCACTCACTTCTAGCAAGATCTGTGCCAATCTGTGTTGGCATGCTTATTGCCTAGCAAGAACTGTGCCATGTTGCAGTGCGGGGGAGGGGGTAACACACAGTTACGCTACGTAATGAACCCTAGCAGATACAAAAAAGAGGTAAAATAGGGATTAAATAGGGACAGAGTCAACCTAAGCAGCTAGTAAAGAAAGGATAACAATATCAGATACTTAGATCTGTGCAGGAATCTGTGCAATGCGTAGCATCCTGTGCAGAGAAAGGTGTTGTTTCTGAGCACTACCTAGGGTAGCCTTGAAGATATAACTTGACAAATCTTAAAAAGTATGCTATAATATATGTACTTTAACAAACTATGTAGCACTAAGTACCCTAAATACAATAATTATAATTTATTCTACTTACAGACTACATAGTAGTACTTAGTAGTTCTTAGTACAATAATAATAATTATACTAAGAATACTAAGTAGTACTTAGTATAAGGAGAAACCTTGTGTCCCTTAAGGATAACGATGTCTTGTCACCCGTAGTTCTACCTGTCAAAAGAGGTAGACCACGGAAAGCCGACATAGAAGCAAAGAAGAAGAGAAGTGTTAGAGGTCGTCCACCAGGCGAAGCTGCCCGCATAAAAGAATTCTATGCAAGACTGCTTAGCACCAGTGGTGATAAGGTAGTACAGACCGTCTTAAGGAAAGCACTTGATGATGATGACAAGGATCAGGTGGCTTGTCTAAAGATGTGTATTGATCGTCTATTACCAATGTCCTACTTTGAAAAGGAAAAAGGATCAGGAAGAAACGCTGTCAACATTACTATCTCTGGCATTGGTGGTTCAACGGTGATAGAGCAAGAAGGTACGAACGAAGAATATGAGGACATCGAAGATGCCGATTACAGAGACGATAATCGATGAACCTAGAGATTAAACTACTTCCTTGGCAGCAAGAGGTTTGGAATGACACAGCAAGGTTTAAGGTTATTGCAGCTGGACGAAGAACAGGTAAGTCGAGGTTAGCAGCATGGTATTTGATAGTGGAAGCCTTGCAGTCAGAGAAGGGTCACGTATGGTACGTAGCCCCAACTCAGCAGCAAGCACGAGATATTATGTGGCAGCAGTTGCTGGAGCTAGCGCACCCAGTGATTTCAGGCAGTCATGTAAACAACATGCAGATCAAACTTATCAATGGCTCTACGATCAGCTTAAAAGGCGCAGACAGACCAGAGACAATGCGGGGAGTAGCCCTGAAGTTTTTAGTCTTGGACGAGTATGCAGACATCAAGCCTCAAGTCTTCGAGCAGATCCTGAGACCAGCACTTGCAGATTTAAAGGGAAAAGCTGTATTCATTGGTACACCGAAGGGGCGTAATCACTTCTACGACATCTACAAGGTTGGGCAGAAAGAAGAGAAAGATTGGAAGTCATGGCACTTCACCTCACTGGATAACCCACTACTAGATCCAGAAGAAGTAGAAATAGCAAAGAACTCGATGTCTAGCTTTGCATTCAGGCAAGAGTTTATGGCTAGCTTTGAAGCACCACAGTCAGATCTGTTTAAAGAAGAATGGATCAAGATCTGCGATGAAGAGGAAGAACCAGATCATGGGGATTACTTCATAGCGGTAGACCTTGCGGGGTTTGAGGATGTAGCAAAGAATTCAGGTAACAAGAAAAAGCATCTGGACCAGACAGCAATAGCAATAGTCAGGGTGCATGATGAAGGATGGTGGGTAGACAGGATAGACTATGGTCGATGGGATATTAAAGAAACTGCTGAACGAATACTACGACATGCTAAGAAGTATTCTGTCTCCGTTGTAGGAATTGAAAGAGGAGCATTGAAGAATGCAGTGCTTCCGTATATGCAAGAACTAATGTTAAAATTACAGGTGTACCCAAGGATTGTAGATTTAACGCATGGCAATAAGAAGAAGACTGACAGAGTAGTGTGGGCATTGCAGGGAAGATTCGAGCACGGGCAGATCCAGTTAAAAGAAGGCGAGTGGAACAAAGAGTTTGTTGATGAGTTACTCAACTTCCCCACACCCAACGTGCATGATGACTTGCTTGACGCACTAAGCTACATTGATCAGTTAGCGATAACCCCGTTCGATATGGACGAGTATGACGATGAGTATGAACCTTTAGACGCTATTTCAGGATACTAACTATGGCACTAGGAACCGCAGCTAAATCAATAGTAGAAGGATTGTTTGGAGATATTGTTCCCTCTATTCGTAGAGCAGAACGAGGCTACACTATGGTTGATGATGAGCCAATGCCTTCTCGACTTTTTAAACCAGAGATTATGACTGGTTCTGAGGGTACAAGGAGAGTTATGGAAATGCCTGAGTTTCAAGGCATAGCTCAAGAAGAACGAAAAGTTAATTTAGATTTAGCAATTCAAATGGCACAAGAAGGAGAAACCAATCGTGATATTGCAGCACGTACTGGTTTTGGTTTTTATAACGGTCAACCAATACTAGAGATTGACGATAGTAAAGCTGCTTTAGTAAAACCATTTACAGAATTAGATATGGATAAAGTCTATAAAGCTCCAGAGATTCTTAAGCATGATGACTTTTACAAAGTCTATCCTGAAATGAAAAAACTTAAGGTTGAGTTTTATGATGGCGATCCTCCAGAAAGTAAATACGAAGATAATGGCTACTTTGATTTTGAAAATAATATAATAGGGATTAACAAGAACGCTTGGTTTATGTCGGATAAAAGATTAGGTGCTCGTTGGTTTGAACAAGTTGATGAGGAAGTTTTTTCAAAGATTATGAAAACAATGTTGCACGAAGCTCAACATGCAGTGCAACAAGTAGAAAAACTACCAGGCGGTGCTTCTGTTGAAGATTTTAAAGTAGGAGGAGCTTCAGGTTTGAACTTAACAGATGAGCAAGCACAAAAGCGTTATTTAAGAAACATTGGAGAAATGTGGGCGAGGAACGTAGCTCAAAGATTTAACAATCCTGATGATAAAACTTTTAATCGTAATCCGTTTATGACATTAGGAAAAGACGATGAGTCAAAAGCAGCAGGTATCTCTGCTGAAAATGCTATTCTTCCCAGTGGAGTAAGCACTAATCCTGACCTTCCTTTTGAGGACGTAGACTATAAAGATCCATTTCCAGATACAACTGAGGAGAACTTCTAATGGAATTAAATGAAGAACAACTAACAGACTCTGAGAAAGAGTTAGTTGAGTTCGTAGTCACGCACACTGACCGCTGGCGTGAATGGAAAGACAACAACTACATGCAGGACTGGGACGAGTACGAGCGTCTGTACTACGGTATATGGTCTGATGAAGACAAGACCAGGGAGTCAGAGCGTTCTCGTATTGTAACTCCTGCTATTCGACAGGCTGTTGATAACAAAGTAGCAGAGATTATTGAGGGAGTATCCAGCAATGGAGCCTTCTTTGACATTGATGACGAAGACCAAGATCCCAATGATGTATCGTTGATGAAGCAACAGATGCATATTGACATGAAGAAGGACAAGTTCTCTAAAGAAATACAGAAATGTATTAAGCTAGGAGAGATCTTTGGTACTGGTGTTAGTGAGATCTTAGTAAAGACAGTGGTAGAAACTGTTCCTACAATGCAAGAACTACCTACAGGTGGTGGTATGGCGGTAGGAGTTAACGAAGTAGAGCGTGTATCTGTACCTCTTCGTACAATTCACCCCAGGAATTTCCTTATTGATCCTAACTCTGAGACAATTGAGGATGCGATGGGCTGTGCAATTGAAGAATACACCAGTCTTCACAAGGTAGTAAAGGGTATTGAGTCTGGTATTTACCGTAAAGTACAGATAGAACCCTACTACGATGACACAGATCTGGAACCTACGCAGCAAGATTCCGTATTTCAAGACGACAAAGTTCGAATTATGCGCTACTACGGGCTTGTTCCTCGTGAGTATCTTGAAATGTTGGAGAACGATGGCAAGGAAGTAGTAGATTTATTTAAAGAAGACTCTGCTGCTGACCAACTATCTGACTTAGTAGAGGCAATTATTGTTATTGCTAATGGATCTAAGCTGTTAAAAGCAGAGGCTAGTCCTTATATGATGAAGGATCGTCCTTTAATAGCCTATCGTCCTGAGACTGTACCAGGATTGTTCTGGGGAGTGGGTACAGTACAGAAGGGCTACAACATGCAGAAGGCTATTGACGCTCAGATGCGCTCCCATCTGGACAGCCTAGCCCTGTCAACCGCACCTATGATGGGTATTGATGCAACTCGTATGCCTCGTGGTATGAAGTTTGAGGTGCGTCCTGGTAAAAGTATTCTTACTAACGGCAATCCTGCAGAAGCTCTGTTCCCATTTAAGTTTGGAACCTTGGATTCTTCTAACTATGAGACTGCTAAGGGGTTTGAGAACATGCTTCTTCAAGCCACAGGTACGATTGACTCAGCAGAGTTGACCCGTGCTGCAGCAGCTAACCAAGGTGCTGGTGG